AATCTGAGTTCTGTTACCAACACGAGCTGTTGGAGTAACAGTTAATGATGTTGCATCTGCACCTTCAACTGCTGCGTTATTAGCTACGGCTGCTGCAAGTGCGTCTGTTTGCCATTCGTGGTAAACAGCAGTTGCTTTTGTTTTACCAACTGAACTCATAAAAGGAGTATCAGTAGGAGAGATATTGTAAATCACATCGGTTAAGTCTTCACGATTACCAATGGATTGATAAGTTTGAAATGTTGCCATTTTTATTCACATCCTTGTTTATATAAAGTTTTCAAATAAAGCTGCGGCATCCTCTTTTTTACCAGTTTGCCTTAGCCTTGCCATTTGTTTCTTTTGTGCATCACTTACACTTTGCTTAACCTTAGTGCCTGACTTCACCATTTTCGGTGCTTCAGCTACTTTCTTCTTCACACTAGGCTTAGATTTCTGTAGCTTGTCATACAGCATAGCTTTATGTAGCGTGATGACATGGCGAGAATCATAGACTTGAGCTAACTCATTGTCTGTGTACCCCACACTTTTACCATAGTTACGAATTTCATTACGGACTTGTTCGCCTTTGGTTTTATCTGAAAACTCTGGAAGGACTTGTGCTAGTTTTTGTGCTTCTTGAGCAACAAAATTCTGCATGGCTAGAGATTGCTCCGCTTGTTGCTGTTGGTCAAGGCGTTGCTGCTCGGCTCTTACTGCGTTTAATTGCTCTTTCTTTTCAGTCATTTCAGCGACTTTAACTGCATATCCTATCGGGTCGTTCTCTTTCATTACGGCTAAATCTTCTTGACTATCCCCTTGTGTCAGGAATTGTTCAATAGCTTGTAGCCGTTGAGCATATGTATCTCTAACTTTCTTAGACTCTTCTATTGCTTGTCGTTCAGCTTCATTTGCTTTACGAAGTTCTGCAACTTCTTGAGTCTTTTTAGTGTAATCAGCACCAAGTTGATAACCTTGCATTAATTCTTCGAGGGTGACTTCCTTTTCTTCACCTGCCGCTTTTACACGAAAGGTTTGAGGTTGTTCCTCTTCTTCAACTTCATTGTCATCATCTTCAGAGTCAGCATATTCTTCCACTTCATCTTCGGTTGCTTCAACAGCTTCCTCGTAATCTGCTTTGTCTTCTGCTTCCTCGCTATCTTGTTCTACTGCCTCTACTGCATCAGCTTCTGGTTGTTCTGGTGAATCCTCTGCTGCTGTTAAGAAGCCTTCAAATGCGTTAGCTGCTTCATCCACAGTTAGAGTTTCACTTCCCTGTTCGGGAGTCGTGGTTTGCTCTTCCATTTTATTTCCTTTTTATTTGCTAGTTAGGTACTAGCAACCAAGTAGGGAGATTTCCCTAAATTTTCCAACGAGCATCTTCAATTTTGCTGGAGTCAACAATTGATTGAAGGTGTGCTAGTAATTCTTTGGTAGTTTTAATACGTTGATAAGCTCTTTCTCTAATCTCAACCTCATCATCATTAGAGTAAGTAATGACGTTTAAATGTTCTTCAATAATAGAATCTATTGCCTCGTTAAACGATTCGTTCTTTAGTATGTCTGCAATATCTTGCTTACTTATCATTGTATGGTGCTTATGTTTTTAATTTTATCTAATGCGTTAATAAGTTCTTTAGATTCTGAAATACGAGTCTTGTCATCATTTGTTTTTGCTTTTTGCATTAACTCCATTTCTTTTAAAGCCATTTCTTTTTCAAACTCAATGCGTTGTTGTTGCAGCTCTAATGCTTCTTTCTGAGCTTTAAGTTGCATTTGTTCACGTTCAAGATTTAACTTAGCCATTTGTTCTTGCATTTTAAGCTGTGCTTTTTCACGCTCAACTTCGGCAAGTATTGCTGCTGCTTTAGTATTAGAGTCCTCTTCTTTAGGTGCTTGTGCAGCTTGCTGTGCAAGTGCTTGTGCTTGCTCATCAGTAATGCTCATCAAGAACTGTGTATCGTCTTTAAACCCAGCCATGTTAATAAATTTAGCAAGAGTATCCCGATACTGTTTTAAATTAACAAGCGGATTAGCTAACCCATATTGTTGTATTACTTGTTCTTGTTTTTGCAAAATCATTTGCATTGTTGCTAATTGCTCTTGTTTGCCACCTGTACCCAGTCCAACATTAACTGAAAGATTAAATTCATTCCTCCATTCTCTTGGGTCAAATGGAACATATTTACTATTTACTTTAATGATGCGTTCTTTTTGTTGATACTTACAGACTAATGCTAAGATACCTTTAAACAAAGATGACACGCCTGTGTCTGCAAAGATACGAGCAACTAATTCTAATTTGCCTTGTGCTGCTGTTGTCATTGCAGATACTGCGGTTGCTGTTACATTTTGCAATAAGTTAGGGTCTAATCCTTGTTGTGCATCTGATATACCTGTGCGTTTAGCTTGAATAGAATCTAAATATTCTAACATCGGGAATGATTGTGCAGCATTAGATTGCACAGTCATAGGCACAATTGCATTAGGATTCTTCATACGAACCACACCACCTGCGGTAGATGTTAGCAAGTCATCTAAATTAACTTGTCCCTCTACTGCTCCTACACGATAGTTATTAGTTAAGTATAAGTTATCTAACATTTGACGTGTAATAGTTGACTTAATAAGTTGCAAGTCCATAGCACGGTCTGCTAGTGAATGACCATAAAATTTATGTGGAATTGGAATTGGGCAAACACTATGGAACGGAATATAATCACATTCCTCGTTATGCAATATTTCATTGTTAGTATAACAAACTCTGCGTAGCTCTGCTATGCCATCGTTGTCGTAATCTGTTTTTAGATAACACTCATAATATTCTACCAACTGCATTGATTCATCATTAGAATCCATGTCAGTAGGATTTTCACCTCGTGTGTATCGTGCAATTCTTTCTGGACTAAACTCAAGTGCATCACCTGTAGATAAACCCATTACAGTCTTTTCATCATAACCCATTGCTATAAGTTCTGACCTTGTTACCATTTTACGGTGAGCAACAAAAGGTGAGTCCTCTATTGTTCTAGCACGTTTACTAATTAAGAATTCTTCTGGTGGTACATTTTCTACAACAACTTTACCTTTACTTCTTGTACGTTTTACTTTAACTTCATGAGAAGATAATGCAGGTGATACTTCTAAACCGGTCATTTCATCAAATACAGCTTCTTGCACAACAGTTGTATTTTGCTCAACAATTTCTACTTCTTCGTCTTGCATAATCATCATGAGTTCATCGTCATTTAACCCATAATACTTTTCTGTTGTTGTATCTGTTTCATCATTCCAGTAGGCTTTAACAATACCTACCTTTTGTAATAACGCATCTTTAAACCAATCGTGCATGATTTCAAAGCCGTTATTGTCTTTATAGAATATGTGGTTTACATAGACTGTTGCCTGTTCTGCTAATTGCTCATCACCTTGATTAACAGCTTCAAATTGCACTGCATCATCAGATGATGTAAATACACGCATAATTTGTGGCATAGCACCATCAACAACTTCAGCTACTTCGCCTGTAACAATAGAAGATTTGCCTTCAACCTCGTTACCATAAGGCTCACGCATATAGTATTCAAGTGCTTGCTGTCTTTCATCTGTTGTTTCAGTTTCCAGATAACCGATAGCATCATCTATTTCACTTTCTACTATGCTGCGTAATTTATTGTCATCTAATTTTGCCATTTATACTATCCATGCGTTATTTATTTGTTGTAAAGGTTTATTCCAACCTTCCATTGGTGAATCATCTATACCTACTGCTAAATATCTAAAAGCATCACTCCCATGCGATGCCCAGTCATGTAAAGGTCTGTCATGGAAAACATTGCGTTTATCGTCAAATACCCTACGATAGTTACGGAGTGCGTCATAACCTTGTTTCGTTTTAGGGTCAAACCAACAGCGTGGGAGAAGTCTGCGTGCAGTTTGTATGCCATCCATGACAGTTAATTTAGGTGCTATTTCTACAGCTAATCCAGCATCTTCTAACATTTCTTTTCTAGATTTGCCTGTGCCCAATTCTCGTACAGCCACATCGTGTGGCAGTATATGTGTGGCATACATCCAATCATTATGTTGTAGCCACTCAACATAGTATTCTAATCCTACCCCATGATTCTCACAGTAATCAACCAGTCTTACTTCTTTATTAACTAGCTGTGCTACCCATATCGCAGTAGAATCAGACATACCTAAATCCCAGCCTGTATACGTTCTAGCTAATCCATCTCTTTCTATATCTATGAACCTATTTTTCTCTTCTAGTTCATTCATAATTTTAGAATAGTATGAACCCTCTACAGGTGCAGAGAATGAACATTCAAACTCTTGCATATACTTATCTTCGCCCATTGCAGAAAATGCTGCTTTGAGCTCTTCTTTATCTAATATATTAGTCTTGCTTGACTTAAATTCTAATAGTTCCCAGCCATCTTTCTTTTCAGCTCTATCGCGTAAGTCTTTAAAATGGTTTTGCCCTTTAGGTGTACCCATTGCTAAACAATAACCTTTTCTATCTGCTAGTGCAGGGCGTAGTATTTCTGTAAATAACGTAGGGTTAATATCACCCACCTCATCTAGTACGCATCCATCTAAATAAATACCACGAAGTGAGTCTGGGTTATCTGCCCCATACAACGATACACGTCTACCCATAAAGTCTACACGAAGTTCAGCAATATTTGCTTTGCCCCCTAAAGGTCGTGTGTACTCTAATAGGTAATCCCACGCAATTCTTTTTGCTTGGTTATAGGTTGGAGCAACATAGGCATATCTTGGGTTCGTTTTATCACATTGCAATGCACTGTGGATAAGCTGGTTAATTGCACAGACTGTTTTACCCATCCTACGATGAGCCACCACCACACTAAAACGGTTGTTTTTAACCATTGTGTGAATAGCTTTTTGTGGGTCACGAGGAATATATCCTGTCTTTATTGTTTTTTCTGCCATTGTTATGCGACTCCATTAGGGTCATCGCTCCTGTTTTAGTTGTTTCATCCTTTTTATTCTAGCTTCCCTAGACATTGTAATCCATTGGTCTAAATCTTCGTATGTTCTATAACAGCTAACACATCTTGGTTCACCGCCAGTAGTATCTACTATACGGCATACACCTGTGCAAGGTGAATCATCTACCACTTTACTTTATTCGCCCAGTAGGCTGCTGACATTTTTCCTTTAGCTATGTTTTTAGCGTGTCTTGCTTTAAATGACTTTTGCCTAGCGGTAGGCTTTTTATCGCCTGTTACCCCTTGCTGACCAAAGCGTATGGTTTTTACTTTATCACCTTCTTTAGCTACCACCACATGAGATTTTTTAGGGTGATTAGGTGTGCGTTTAGGTTTATTATAACCTGAAACACCTGCTCTATTTAATCTTGGGTCTTTAGCCATTATAAATTAATGCCGCTTTTTTCTTGATGCTGTATGCGTACACAGCCTAAATCAATAATAAAGAAATTATAGTGATGCGTATTTTTACTGTCATCTACTTTTGTATCTTCATAGAATTCAAAGCCAAACTGTATGCCCCAAAATAAATGCCATGACCACATTACGCTTTCCTTTTTTTCTTTTTAGGAAATCCAGCTTGCATATTAGCATAGGCATCTTTAGAGATTGTACTTTTCTTTTTAGAACGAGAAATGCCTTTTTTCTTACGAGCATTTATATTGGCGTATAAACCTTTAGACATTTATTTTCCCTTTTTCGGTAATTTTTTTGTGCCTGCTTTTAACAATGTTTTTGCTGTTGTCTTATCTTGCTTTGCTTTAGGTTTGTTTAGGTATTCAGAAAATTGGTTTAACGTATCTTGTGTTAATGCCATTATCTTTGCATCCTTAGTTGGTCTATTATTTGCATGATGGGGTCAATAATAGGTGTTTGAGGATTCATCTTTTCTCTTAATTTTTCTTGTTGCTGTCTTGTATATTCTTCAATGTATTTTTGCATTTCAGGAGATTGACTTTCAAATGGAATGTTAGCAGGATTCATTGGCACATTGCCAGAATTGTACACTATCTCATCTAACATTTGCATTTGTTCTGGGGTTAAATTTAATAGTCCTAATTGGTTATTCATAATTATTTTCCTTTTTTGCTTTTACGTTTCTTGCAAGCCATGTAAAATTTCCTTTACTCTAAAAATAGTACCGCAAAAAATTTGGGTACTGACGTTTACTATTCTATTCCTG